ATGGATTTGAGATTAGTGCCGGTCAAGTTGTAGTTGCAGAGTGTTATGGTGCAATTGATCCTAACACTTATCCAAATGTATGGAATGACCGTTGGTTGAAGCAATACGCCACAGCTTTGATAAAGAAAAATTGGGGAGAAAATATGGCCAAATTTGGTGGTTTACAACTACCAGGTGGCGTAACATTAAATGGCAAAGAAACATATGATGCGGCAGTAGAAGAAATAAGAATGCTAGAACAAGAAATGATTAACGACTACTCAGGGCCGCTTGAGTGGTTTTTAAATTAATAAACTAATTCAAAGGGTCTCAAATTTCTTTTTATATAAATATATAAAAGGAGATATAAAAATGAAGGTCTACTGTATAGAAAATAAACTAGATAACAAAAAATATGTTGGTATAACAAGAGGTGAAATTGTAGGAAGATTTAAATCTCATAAACGAATTGCTAAAAATCCAAATGATAAAAATCATTGTCACATACATAAGGCAATGTTTAAGTATGGTTTGGAAAATTTCATTGTTTATGAGATTGATTCGGCTGGGACCAAAGAAGAATTGTTGGAAAAAGAAAAACATTGGATTAAAAAATTAGATACCAAAAATAATGGTTACAATGAAACTGATGGTGGTGAAGGATGTTTTGGATGGAAAGCAACAGAAGAACAAAAAGAAGCCAATAGAAAAAGAAACATTGAAAGAACTAAAGATCCAAAATACAGAGAGTTTATATCACAAAGAACAAAAGAAGCTATGTCAAACCTTTCGGCCGAGGTTAAGAAAAAAATAAGCGATGTTGCAAAAAAGAATAGTGTAGGAAACAAACGCTCATTAGGTAAAACTTGGACACTATCTGAAGAAACTAAAAAGAAAATAAGTGAATCTAAAAAAGGTTTCAAACATACCGATGAAACAAAAAGAAAACTCAGTGAAAAAGCAAAATTACGAACAGGTAGAAAAAATTCACCAGAAACGATAGAAAAAATGAGAATTGCAGCAAAAAACAGAATAAGAAAGGTAGGAACCTAAAATTGCTACCTCTCCATATTTCAATAATTATAACGCTAAGTATGATGAACAGCGTTTAATAGAAGACCTCATAACTGAATCGATTCAGATTATGGGGTTCAACGCATATTATTTGCCCAATAATAACGATGCATCCAGAGATTTAATCTATGGTGAAGACCCAACCAAGAAGTTTCAGTCAGCATTTCCACTAGAAATGTATCTTTCTTCTGCAAATGATTACATGGGTGACAAAGAAATGTTCACCAAGTTTGGTTTGGAAATCAGAAACCAAGTTACAGTCATATTATCCAAACGTGCATTCTCACAAAGAGTACCACAAAATACTTACACAAGACCTAGAGAAGGCGATTTGATTTACATTCCGTTTCTAAATGGTACTGGTGAATTGTATGAAATCAAATTCACAAATCAAAACAAAGACTTCTTTATGTTAGGCCGTAAAGTTCCTTACTACTATGAATTGGAACTTGAAAAATTCAAATACTCACAAGAAGTTATTGCTACTGGTGTGGCAGATATTGACCAAGTGGTTACTGATTCTGCATACACTTTACACTTGAATACTGGTGCAGGAACAGGAACATATACACTACAAGAATTGGTATATCAATCTGCGGATGGAACATATGCAAATGCATCCACAGTTGCTACCGTACAATCTTGGATTCCAAAATCTAACACATTGTCTGTTACAAATATTGCTGGCGTATTCAGTGATAATGTTACTGTTATTGGTTACACAAGTAATGCACGATATACACTAACAACATTTGATCCGTTGAATACACCGTCAACAAAAGAATCTTATGATAATGAATTGATACAAACCACCGCACAACCTTATATCAATACATCAGAAACTAATCCTATTGGTGGTCTATAATGTCAACAACATACTATAATAGAATGATTCGTAAATTGACGGTTGCCTTTGGTGACTTGTTCAATAATATCACTTTGGTTAGATACAATCCAGACCAAACTGAAGAAGAACGTTTCATTGTTCCTATTGATTATGCAACTAAAGAATTGTATGTGCAACGCCTAACATTTGATCCAAACTTAGACAAAAAGGTTCAAATGACGTTACCACGTATGTCATATGAAATGAATGGTTTGTCATACGATGCATCAAGAAAGCAAATAACAAATAACAAATCTTTCTTTCAAAATGGATCAACAACAAACTCACAATACATGCCGGTGCCATACAACTTCGATTTTTCGTTGTATCTGTATGTAAGAAACATTGAAGATGGTAACCAAATCATCGAACACATTCTACCATTCTTTGCACCAGATTACACCATCAAAGTCAATATGATTCCAGAAATGGGTATTGTCAAAGAAGTTCCTGTCATTCTAAACAACACAAACTATGAAGTAACATATGAAGGTGATAGAGATTCAGATACCAGAATGGTTATCTGGACACTAAACTTCACCGTTAAAGGTTTTATCTTTGGTGCAACATCAACTGCTGGACTAATCTCAACATCAATTACAAACATTTATCAAGATGTTCAAGCTGGCACCAATGTAGTATTCAATCTCAATTCAGGTGGAACAGGTAAATATGAGTATGGTGAACTTGTTTATCAAGGACCAACTCCAGCTCTATCAACAGCATCAGCACAAGTTGTTTCTTGGAACTCATTAAACAAACAACTAACAGTAACAGGAATACAAGGAAACTTTATTTCTAGTCAACTTTTGATTGGTGCAACTAATGCCGGCAAATGGATATTCAATTCTTATAATGTTACACCAAAAGATTATGCAGAAATTACAGTAACTCCAAATCCAAGTGGAGCTAACGCTAACAGTACATATACATATACCACAACTATTACTGAAACACGATGAGTACATTTGAAAAGAATATGGAGCAAATCTTTGATGTTGCTTCCACTCCAACACCACCAGTGCCTGTTGTAAAAAAACAACAACTACCTGTGGCGGTCACAGAAGAAAACCTTGAAGAAGATTTGGTTGATGCATATGAACAGACCAAAGAAAACTTACAAGACTTGATTGAACAAGGTAAAGATGCAATGGCTGAGATATTACAGATTGCAAAAGATGGCCAACATCCAAGAGCATTTGAAGTCTATGGCACGTTACTTAAAAACGTAGTAGATGCAAACAAAGAACTATTGGCGGTTCAAAAACAAATGCGAACTATGGACAAGAAACAGGCAGCATCAGGTAGCACAACAATCGATAAAGCCATATTTGTGGGCACAACCGCAGAATTCAATAAGTTATTAAAAGGTAACAATGAGTGATAATAAAGACAGTTACCGTGACAATCCGTTACTGAAAAAGGTTGGTGTACAAGTAAAGTACACACAAGAACAAGCTCAAGAGTATGTAAGGTGTGCAAAAGATCCGGTTTATTTTGCAGAACACTACATTAAGATTGTTAACGTTGACCGTGGTTTGATGCCATTTGAGATGTGGGACTTTCAGAAGGACATGATTCGTCTGTTCCACAAGAATCGTTTTGCTATTACTAAATGTCCTCGCCAGGTTGGTAAAACCACCACCTCCGTGGCGTATCTTCTTTGGTTGACACTATTCAACGATACACAAAACGTAGCCGTTCTGGCTAACAAGGGTTCTCTTGCACGTGATATTCTTGCAAAGTACCAATTGGCATATGAAAACTTACCAATGTGGTTGCAACAAGGGGTTGTAATCTGGAACAAAGGTAACGTAGAACTTGAAAATGGTTCTAAGATTCGTGCAGACTCCACATCTTCTGCTGCCATTCGAGGTGGTTCTTTTAACTGTGTATTCTTGGATGAGTTTGCTTTCGTTCCACCAAACATTGCACATGAATTCTTTAACTCTGTTTACCCTGTAATTTCATCAGGTAAAACAACCAAGATTATTATTGTGTCTACACCGAACGGTATGAATCTGTTCTACAAGATGTGGATGGATGCAATTGGTAAGAAAAGTGATTATCAACCATTCGAGATTCATTGGTCAATGGTTCCAGGTCGTGATGAGGCATGGAAAGAAGAAACAATTCGCAACACCTCAGAAGAACAATTCAGACAAGAGTTTGAATGCGAGTTCTTGGGTTCCACCAACACTCTTATCTCTGGCCAGAAACTTGCACAAATGGCTTATTTGGATCCAATTGCCAAACACGATAAAGTCAATGTGTATGAAATGCCCATCAAAGAAGATGGTGAAACACACAAAACAGACCACTTATATGCCATTTGTGTTGACGTTTCAGAGGGCAAGAACATGGACTCGTCTGCGTTTGTTGTCATGGATATCTCAGCAATGCCATATAAAATGGTTGCAACATACCACAGTTCGTCAATCCATCCAGTGTTATTCCCAACTGTAATCTACAATACTGCAAGGTTGTTCAACGATGCATATGTGTTGGTTGAAATTAACAACACACCACAGGTTGCAGATATTCTACATAATGAACTTGAATATGAAAACTTATGGAAAGTATTTACAGGTAACAAAAAACCACAACAACTGTCTGCTGGCTTTGCAAGAGGTGTACAGTTAGGTTTAAAAATGTCACCTCAAGTGAAACGTATAGGTTGCGCCAACTTGAAAATGTTGGTTGAAGGTGACAAAATGGTCATTAATGACTTTGATGTTATCTCTGAATTGACCACTTTTGTGCAAGACAAGAACAGTTTTTCTGCTGAAGAAGGTTCAAATGATGACTTGGTGATGTGTTTGGTGACATTTGCATGGGCAACAACACAGAAATACTTCAAAGAAATCGTCAGCCACGACATTCGTAAACAGTTCCAAGTGGAACATATGAATCAGATTGATGATGAAACTTTACCAGAACCAATTATTGAAGATGGTTTAAATCATGGACTTGAGTTGATGGACGGTGATTTGTGGGATTCTACACCAGGTGGAGACACATATGGTGGTTTTATCCGAGATATGATAAGAAATCTATAAAAATAACGATTCATAAATATTCAAATGGTATAAACTACCAAAAAACAAATAATTAAGGAGAAGAAACAAATGGCTCAAATCGCTCAATTATCTCCAGGCGTAATTACTACCGAAACCAACTTAACAACAGTTGTGCCTTCAGTTCTGACTACAGCCGGTGCATATGCAGGTGCTTTCAACTGGGGACCAGTGAACACACTTAACAGTGTTGGATCAGAAAAGGTTCTGGTTAACACTTTCAACGCCCCAGATATTAACACCGCAGCATCGTTCTTTACAGCGGCATCTTTCTTGGCATATGGTAACAACTTGCAAGTTGTGCGTGCAGCTAACACAGGCACACTAAACTCAACCGCTACAGGCACTGGATATCAAGTTCAAAACCCAGGAGTATTCCAGTACTCG